CCAACGATACTGAACAGCGGTCTTACCGTCTGTACCCGCAGCACGTCCGGTGTGATAGGTCATGCTGTCTGTGCCGCCAGTGGTGATTGCGTAGGAATTATTGTTAGTGTATCCTTGTCCAATCTTCGACTGACAGTTCCAGTCAGCAAACTCAACAATATACAAGAAGATAATTGCACAGTAGGTTGCAAAGTCGTACAGATGATACTTTGAACCAATGCTCTTAACATTCGTTCTAAAATTAGCACGAGTTCGATTTGCTTCCGGAGAAACGCCACTCGTGCTGCGAAAAGCGTTATCAGCATGATACTTACCCACATACCTGCCGCTTCCTTGATGTTTAGTCATTCCAGCTTTAGGTTTATCTGAAACATAAAAATACTGCTTCACGCCGTTGCGTTTTGCGGCAACGTAAAATTCTGGTATAAAAACCATTGTATAAGGTTTTGTACGCGCAAATCCAGTATCACCCTTCCAATATGACACTTCACCCGTCGAGAGAAGGTTGCACTCTCGCATCCCGCTCCACGGTAGAAACGCATCAAGCGGACTACTACCAGAACCAGTACCAACAGCCGGAACAGGTTCAGTTGTCACCGACCGCGTAACCAATCCGTAAGGGTCAGTGCTCGGTGTTAAGCGCGTCAGCGCCGTGCTCGAATTACTTGTATCCCACACCACGCCGAACACATTGGCGTAAGTCAAGGTCAACGTCTTGCTCTGACCACTGGCGGTAATACTAACCGTGCCCTCTGCGGTCTGATCACCCTTGGTAGCCTTGATTGCCCAAGTACCCGCCGTGCCGACCGTAAAGACCGCCGTGCCGGTGCTTGTCTTGGTCAGTACCGTGCTGCCCAGTGTCGCCGTTACCGTTGAGCCACTGTCTACGGTTACGGTAATCGTACTCTGGAATTTCTCAAGATTGACACTCAGCGCCGTATAATACGCCTTGGTTGTAACCTCGGTTGTATACGTTACGCCGTCCAGCACGCACGACAGCGTGTAACTCGTGTTAATGCCGAGTACGCTTACCGTTGCCGTCTTGCTGCTGTCTACCGTGCCGGTGTAGGTTTCACTGCCACCCTTGAGCGTCCACGCCTGACCGACAAAATCGCTTGCAAATGTCAGCGTAATCCGACTGCCGCCGGATGCAGGCGCGTCTACCTCGCCCACGGTGTTGTCCGCCGTAAAACCGAGGTACTTTCCCTTCTTACCCTTGATTTTGTCCTGTTTCTTGGAAAACAGTGTACTGTGTGCATCTGCCGCAGCATTGTGCGTGGACACCGCATTTGCAGCCGTGCCGGTCGGGTCAGCACCAACGTCACCGGCATCCAGAGCGTCTACTTTCTTTTCAAGCGCTGCTACCGCTCCGGCTTTTTCTGCACCGAGGTCAGCAGCGGTCAGACTGCCGTCCTTGGCAACCTTTTTTACTTCTGCTGCAAGTTCAGCGGTCTTTACGCGCGCTGCAACTTCGTTGTCCAGCTTGTCCCAGTTGCCGTTAAGGGCCTGCTCGATATTAAACGTGCTCGCGCCGTCCTTGTCCTTCTCATACTCAAACAGCCCGAGATTTTTTGTTGTTTTGCTCACTGTATCACTCCTCAAACGCAAAATCGCTGATGGGGTGCGACTGCAGCTCATCAACCGTCATAGCGGACACCTCGCGCACGAGCAGCCAGCGCCACAGGAACTGCACCGCCAGATGGCACGGAATTGTGCGGTCTACCGCCTCCTGCAGCGCCGCAAGCTCGGCCGGTGCAGGGATGCCATACGCGCCGATAAACGTCAGCAGGATCACTCCCTTTGCAAAGCCGACGGAAATCTCGCCGTTTTTCCAGCTGTCGCACACGCGCTGGATCAGGTCAACGTCGCACTTGCCCGAGCCGCGCCAGCGTGCGATCAGTGCCGTGCGGCGCTCCTCCAGCGTGCCGGTGGACGGCAATCCGGCGTCGCGCTCCTCGATGGTGAGCGCCCACGTCATGCTTTCCGGAAACAGCTGCTGCGTAATGTCGAGCATCTGCTCGCGCTGCGTGTCGTCGAGCGACTGGATCGCGGCAAGCAGGTCGCACACCCACTTGTCCGTCCGGTACGCCACCGGCAGACTGCGCAGCATGTTATCAAACTCAGCCATAGGTAATTGTCACCTCTCCGAGCACCGGACACTCACGTTCCGCGATTGCAATGTTCACGATACCGCCGGACACCTTTAAGCCGGCGTAGTCAATCACGCCCGGCGTGTCCATGATGGCCGCACCGATCTGTGCATAGCTGATGTAGTCCTGGGTAAAGACCGTTCTTGCCAGATAGGCCGCAACGCTCTCCTTGATGCCGGATGTTAAAATATCCTCGGTCACGGTGTCCGATTTGGTCACCGTGCAGCTGACCGTGATGGCTTTGCCGGTTGCAGCGGTGACAAAGCACTGTGCACCGATCGGCGCTTGTCCTCGGCCTGCGCCCTCGCTTTCCGGGTCAATGTACTCCTGCACCGCCTTGACCAGTGCCGTGTCGGCAGGCTGCCCGGCGTTGTCCGCGATTACGACATCGACCGTGTTCGCGCCCTGCACCCGGGGAAACACCTTGACATGACCGACACCGGCCACCTCAAGCGCCCATTGTACATAGTGGTACACGTTACCGCTCGTCGCCGGCGTGCGAAGCCGCAGCAGGTACCGTGCATAATACTCGCTGTCGGATTCCTCCGCATAACCGCCGCCAATCGGCTCAGGGTTATCACACGAGGCAATGCCCTGCACTGCCACCGGCATCTGCGTCACGCTGTGCGCGGGCAGGTTGCCTGCCGTACCGTCCACCGTGCAGGTGACCGGTACCGTGCCCTCGCCCTCAATGGCAACGGTCTCGGTTGCGTAATACTGAACACCGCCGCCGGACTCAAACAGCGTGCCCTGCTCGACCGTGCCTGTGCCGGTGACGGTCAGGCTGCCGTGGGCAAAGGTCGCGGCCTTGCGCTCCAGGCCGGAGCGCGGATAGATGTAACGGTCAAGAGCGCTGTCGTGCAGGTTTTCGGGGTCAAGCTGCTGTTTGGCCTCGTCGATAGCCTCGTCCGTGCCCTCCATCCGCAGGCTGACTGCGGCTAAAAGGTCATAAGTCGGGAAACCGATGGTCTTTTGATAGCTTTCCGGCATTGCGGACAGCATCTCGTCTAAAATCTCACTCGCTGACAAACGTCGTCACCTCCTCACTCTCTCCGGTGTGCAGCCGGACCGTGAAGCGTACCTCCACGCCGCGCCGCACGCGCGTAAACTTAAAACTGTCAAGCGACCGGATAGCCGGACAAAACGCAGCGGTCTCTCGCACGTTGCGCTCAATCTCGGCAAAAATCCAGCCCTCCGGCACGCGCCGGTCCAGGCTGACCGCCTCCACGCCCGGCTGGGTCGTGCCGCTCGTCCGGTAGATCGGGATTGCACCCGGCTTTTGCCTGAGCATCAGCTCAAGCCATTGCTTGACCGCCTCGATGCTCTGCCGCTCGACCAGAGCGCCGTCGATCAGCTGGAAACTGCCCGACCTGCCGTCCTCGTGGAACACAAACTCCGGAGAGCGCCCAATGCTCTCCGCAACCTGCGCGGGCAGCTCCTCCGGAATGACCGGAAACACATCGGCCATAGCCGACACCTCCTAAACTCACATATGCCAATCCGCAGCCGCCACGCTGTCCGCCAGCGTCGGTGCAGGCTGCAGCATCGCCGTCGCAAACGCGATGATCCACGCCACCGTGATATCAATGCGTCCGCGGCTCCGCTTTTTGGTTGGCTTGATATTTTCGTTATCGTCTGACACGCACCGCAGATTGAGGAAACACTGCCGTGCCGCCGTGTTGTGCACATGCAGCATCTCATGCGCTCGGATGAGCCGCTCCAGCTCCTTCATCGGCGGCGAGATGGACCGGATACCCTGCGGTATCTCGACAACCTCTGTCACCGTACCGGCAAGCCGCTCGCGGATGCTCTGCATCACAGTCGCGCCCAGATACGGGTCAAAGCCGACCATGCGCAGGTCGTAATTCTGTGCGGCCTGCACCACAGCGTCAGCCACAGCCTCAAAGTCGATGATATCGCCCTCACAGCCGTGTAAGAATCCTGCGCGTATCCAGTCGCGGTACGGCACATGGTCCTCGCGCTCGCGTGCGTCAATGCCGTCAAGCGGCATCCACCCGGTAGGCAGAGCCACCCACCTTTCCAAACCCTCCTGCGGCGGAAACACCAGTACAAAGGCGGTAAGGTCGGTGCTCTTGGAGAGGTCAACGCCGCCGTAACAGGTCTTGCCGCGCAGCAGCTGCACGGCCTCACGCCAGTCCTTGCAGCCGGGCGGATTCCATTGCGTTTTGTCGTAGATCGTGATGGGTATCCACCCGACAGTCGCCGTGGCGATCCACTGGTTAAGCCGCAGCCACCGGAACAGCCGCTCAGCGGCCTCGCTCTTCTTGGCGTCCGCTGCCTGAGCGCGGATGGTGGCCATCTTGAGCGTCTTGCCGAGCGACGGATTGCACCGCCGCCACAGGTCCTCGTCGTAGATGTTGAGGTTTTTCAGCTCGTCCTCGTCCTCGATCAGTCCGAGGCCGTAGATGATTGGCAGCCACCGAGGATCATCGTAGGCTTTCTCATCCCTCGCGCCGCGCCGCCATCGGTAGATAGCGAGCGCCTTCTCGTGGACTTCCCAACCGATGCTCTTGCGGTCGGGGTCGTCACCGGCCGTCGTCAGCACGATCCACACCGGCTGACGGCGAGCGTCACCGGAACCAAACGTCATAACATCCCACAGGTCGCGGCTCGGCTGGGCGTGCAGCTCGTCAAAGATAACGCAGCTCGGCTTGTAGCCGTGCTTGCTGTACGCCTCGCTGGACAGTACCTTGAGCCTGCTGCCGCTCGTCTCGTCGTAGATGGTCTTAACGCTGTCCACGATGCGGCTGCGCTTTTTCAGCGCCGGACTCTGCTCGACCATGTACTTGGCCGCCGCAAAGACGATGCCCGCATTGTCGCGGTCAGCTGCTACGACATACACCTCGCCGTTGATCTCGCCGTCGGCAAACAGGTGATACACACCCAGACCGGCAGCGATTTCCGACTTGCCGTTCTTCTTGGCGATTTCCAGATAGAGATACTGGTATCGCCGCAGGTAGCTGCCTGCCGGGTCGTCCTCGTCCTCGATCAGCTGACCGTAAAACTCGGTTATCATGTTGCGCTGCCAGTCCATCAGGCGCAGTGGCACACCGCTGGAGCACGTCAGGCACTCCAGAAAATCGCAGACAAACTGCGCCTGCTCCTCGTCAAACATTCCGCTGCACCTCCTCCGTTATAGACTGTCCAAAACCAGCAGCTGTGCCCCATGCAGCAGCGCCGCCGCCTGCATGCCGACCTTCCACGTTTTGCTTTTTGCTGTCGCGGTCATAATCAGGCCGGTGCTGCTGTCAAACTTAAATTCCTTGTCTGCAATCGCAAAGATCAGCTTGGGCGTTACCTGCACGACCTCTGCCCTGTACCACGGCTGCGGCTTGCGGTTTGCCTCGGCGCGGCTTGTGCCTTTGATGGCCTGTGCCAGTGCCGTATCCCATGCCATAGGCACGCACTCCTTTCCACATCTTCCACAGTGTTATCCACAAGTATACAATATCTTGTGTTATCCCCACGGCGTACAGAAACCGGAAATCTCCGCGTAACTGCGAGTAACACGCTTGACAGAGTTGCTGCAATTGCCCTCAACGGTTTCGCAGCTTGATGCTCCGGCAGATATTACAATGCCGATGTGACGGTCACCCTGTATCATCAGATCGCCAGCCTTGGGCTTGTAACTGCCTGCCGATTTGTACTTGCCGCGAGCCTTGAAATAGCTGCTCATATCGCCAACATAGCCGTAGCTTGTCGGGATAGGTGCACCGGACTTATACGCACACCAGCAAACAAAATAAACACACCAGGCAACGCCGTTGTGACCGGCCCACTGGCCGTACTTGTTGATGTCCTTGCCGGACTCCCTGTACCCGACCTCGCCCAGTGCGGTGTTGACAAACGACACTGCGCTGCCAGAGCCGCCGCCCGAGCCGCCGATGATCGCAGAGCCGTTTTTGCGTCCCCAGCGATTGCACTCGGCGTTGCTGCTCATCAGAAGGTCAAAGTGGTACACGCCGTTCTCAATCTGGATGGCGCCGCCGCGGTCGTTGACCGTGTAGGTCGTGCCGTCAAGACTTGTACCGGTGTCACGGACGGTAATTTTCGTACCGAACGGCACAGACGGCGGTGCGGCGCAGGTGTGCTTGCTTGGGTCGAGCCTGTTGCCCTGTGCATCCAGATAACCGCCCTCCAGCGCATTGTTAGCCGGATAGTAGGCGGTAAACAACGCCTTGACAATGGTGCCGCCCGAGCCGCCGTCACTGCCGCCGGACAGATCCGGCAGGCCGAACACCTGCACCTTGTCCGTGCTGGCGGCCTTGATGGCTGCCGCGTCAGTCTTGCCCTCGGCGGCGGCTCGCACCTGCTCGAGCGCCGTGATTTCGAGCGCCATCGTGTGTCCTGCACCGCCGTAGTGATGCTCCACGCGCGTAATGCGGAAGTTGCCCTTGATGCCAAACGCCGGAGAGTTAAACCGCAGCACCACGCCGCTTGTCACCTCATCACATCCCCAAATCTCGGAGATGGAGCGGGTCTGCCCTACCTTGTCGGCATTTTTCAGCAGATTTTTCACCATCTGCCCAAGCACAGCCGTGCCGGGATTTTCCGTGACCGTTTCGATATGCTGCATAAAGCCGTAGCGCTTGATAGACGCCGCGTTGCTGGCCTGTGCGCCGATGTACGCCTTGCCGTCGTCCTCGGCGGCAATGACAACAGCGTTGTAGGTGTCCTCAATGCTGTCCTCGCCGCTCACCTGACCGAGCGCCCATGTGATGTCAAATGCGGCGATATTTTTCGCCGGCTTGTGGAATGCCTTGATAGGCGCGGTCGGCAGCGCCTCGACCTGCAGGCCGCTGTCGTCCACGCGGTGGCGGTACTGCTTGCCGGTCGCAGACGTGCAGGTGTTCAGCACATCGCTGATAATGTCGGACGGCGTAGAGCCGGTCCACAACTGCGTGATCTTGGTCGGCAGGCTGCACACCTTTCCGACTGTCACGCCCGCCTTGGCACACGCCTTGCGAATGACCTGATCGGCGGCAAGGTTGTTGACCTGCAGCACGATTTCTGACTTATTCAGATACCAGCCGCGGTCATAAGCGGTAACACCGCCGTCCAGCGTCACCGTGATGATAACGCCGGAAAAGACCGTTTTGCCCTGATTGGTCACGCGCACCTTATCGCCCGGCGCGAGCGCCAGCTTGGGCGTGTACTTGTCCCACGGACTAATAAACGTCTTAAACGTCAGCTCTGCCGCCAGCGTGTCAAGGTCGTCCGTCAGCGTCATGCCACTCGCAAACGCAGTGATATCGCGCGGCTGTGCGCCGTCGCGGTACAAAATCAGCTTGTGGTCATCGACATATCCTGCCGCCATCGGCGCACCTCCTCATTTGATAAACTTGTATTCTGTGACGGCAATGCTGTACTCCAGATCGCCGTTTTTTCGCACGGTGACGTCAAAGCTGTCCACCGTCACCGGTATGTTAAGCCGTGCCGCCCCCTTGCTGTCGAGCACGATCAGGCGAAACGGCACCTTCTTGTCGCGCCACCGGTCGAAGAAATCGACATACGCCCAACCATCCGCAGACGCCTCGGACGGCATGAAGGAGTACCGGTGCACCGGAAGCAGCGCCGTCCACTCCATGTGCCGCAGACCGAGCGTGCCGATGCGGCGATAGTCGCGGCTCAGGCCCTCGTAGGTCTCGTGGTGCTGCTCCGGCTGTGGGATTGGGAAATCCGGCGGACAGTGCGGCAGCGTCCAAACCTCCTCGTTGTTGTTGACCGAGATGATAATTTTGTACACGCACCGCACCTCCTTATGTGTTGCCGAGCGCCGCAAGCACCTTGCGGCCGACATATGCGCCGACCTGTTCGGTATACTCCCGGTTGCCGATCACGTTGCCCTGGATGGTGACGTTGACCGTCACGCTCCGACCGCCTGCCGCCTTGACAGACACATCATGCGGGATGATCTGCGTGCCGCTCGGCAGGTTCATGATTTCGCCGCCGCGCTCGTTTACGCGGGTGTAGCCGCCTCGCCAGTAGGGCGTACCCATGGCGTTGCCGTCCAGCCGATCGGCAATCCACGACACGGCATTCTTGCCGCCCTTGTAGATGGAGCCGAGAATCGGCACACTCTCGATCTTCTGGTTAAGCCACGAGAAGAAGCCCGCGACCTTTTCCTTAGCAGCCGAAAAAGCGCCCGTGATACTGTCCCTGATGCCGCCGAACGCTGTTTTTATGCTGTTCCATACCTCTCCGGCCTTGGCCTTTACGGTATCCCAGTTCTTATACAGCGCCACACCTGCGGCCACAACAGCTGCCAGGCCGAGCACGATCCAGCCGATTGGCGTTGCTACAAAGGCAGCATTCAAAGCCCACTGGGCGGCCGTCAGAGCGGCAGTCGCACCGGTGGCCACGCCGGATGCTACGGCACTGGCGACCATGCCTGCTTTGTTGACAACCATCATGGCGGTATTATGGATCCACGCAGCGCTGGCAACGCCCAAAGCCGCTGCCTGCTGCACCAGCCAAACCACACCGCCGACAGCCTTGTGTGCTATCAGAGCGGCCTTATTGGCGATAATACACGCCGTGTTGACACTCCACTCGACTGCGTTGGTCATCAGCGTTGCGATACCATTCACAAGCCAGCGCATGCCGCCGACAACTGCGTGCGATGCCAAGGCAACCTTATTTGCAATAACACATGCTGTGTTGGCCGCCCATGCAGCTGTATCTTTACCTTTCAGCACGATCAATCGCTTGAGCGTCTTGATAAAGCCGCCGATTGTCTGCACCGTCTCGATTGCCCCAGCCGTGAATGCAAGCATTTTGCCGACACCCCACGCAACAGCCAGCTTTTTCAGCGTGCCGATCAGCGTATCCGAGTTGTCGCGCACCCACTGCAGTGCCTCTCCGGCCTTTTGCAGTGCCTGTGCGAACTGCTCATCGAACTGCTTCTGCAGCGAACTTAAATCAAGCCCTTCAATCCACTGTCCGAATGCTTCTGCCTTTCGCTGCACCCAATCCAGCATAGAGCCGGAGCGGATGGAACCGTCCTCGGCGGCACCGGCCAGCACCCACAGCTGATTTTTAACCTTGGCGCTGGTATCGCCAACCTTAGCGAGCATCTCGTCTAAGGTTGCGTGGTTGCGTCGTGCGTTAATAACCTGCTGATTATTTGCATAGTAGCTGTCGGCGGCCTTGTCATAGGTCTTGGAGAGCGTATCAACGATCAGTTTCTGACGGGCACTTTCGTCCGAGCAGTTCTTCAGCGCGAGGTTGAAAAAGTCCTCTGCGCTTGCGGCTGACTTAACAGCCTCATTCCATTCCTTGTTGGCTTCGGTGTCAGCCTTGAGCGCAACGCCAAACTTCTCGCCTTCCTTGGTGGCCCAGTTGATGGCATCCGCAAAAACGCCGGTGATCTGACCGGTACGCGCAGTCTCGTTGGCGGACTCTACCAGACCCTCAATCGGCAGCGAATCGCCAAATGTGCCGTGCACGCCTGCGGCAATACGCGTCCACTTGGTTACCTCTTCATCATTCTTCGCCATGTTTGCGAGCAGCTGAGAAGCCTCAGTCGCAGTGTCTGTATCGCCAAGAATGGCGCAGAAATTACGATAGCTCTTGCGAGCCGTGTCGGCGGAAAGACCTGCCGCCTGGAATCCGGCGTTTAACTTGCCCTGCGCGACGCGGTATTCCTCGGTCGCGCCGTCGAGTGCAATGAACGCAGCGGTCATGCCTGCAACAGCCGCACCGGCAGCCTTGACACCCTTCTTTGCAAAATCCCCCAACGCCGTGAGCGATTTATTTTTGAATGCGACCACCTTGCGGGTGGCCTGCATCATGCTGTCATCAATATTCTTGCCGGATTTCTTAGCCGCCTTGGCTGCCGCTACCAGACCGCCCGACATCTCATCCTTTAGCGTCAGGACGGTATTGATTACTTTGTTTTTAGCCATTGCCGTCCTCCTCCTTTGGGTTGTACGCCAGTGCAATACCGGCTGCAATCAGCCACCGGCTATCCTCATACCAGCGCGCCCGGCCTTCCCGCAGCACTGCACGATCCGCAAGAGACATCTGCCGAATAGTTTCCGGCGTTATACCTCTCGGTGCGTAAAATGCCGCAAGATCAAGCACCGGGTCGCGCTCAATCAGTTTTTTACGGTGTCGGTCCTCGTAGTGTCCGGTGTGCCGTCAGCGGTGCGCGGACCGATCAGACCGAGCCAGCGATACAGCTTACCGCCCAGCTGGTCAACCTCGTACGGCTGCATCAGCGTCCAGACGGTGTCGTACGGGTCGGTAACCCCCAGAGCCTTGTGCAGCTCCGGATCCTGCAGATCCGGACAGCAGTCATAGATCAGACTTGCGCAGGCGCGTACCGTGTCTGCCGCACTCTCGGACAGCATGGCTTCGGCATAGCTCAGCTTGGCATCCACGCTCGGCTGTACAAAGGTCAGCATTTCGCCGGCCACTTCAAACTGCTTTGCGTTCTTGCGGTCCTTTGCGCGCTGCTCGGCTTTCGCCGCCAGCGCATCCAGTAACTTTTTATCCATATACCATATCCTCCATAAATTCGCCGGTCTCTTCGGCGGTCTCGATCCAGGTGAGCCGCAGCATGACTGTCAGCGTCTCGCCGTCTGCGTCGCAGGTGATGTCGTCTTCCGGGATGAGCACCACGTCCTGCACGGTCACGCCTTCCCGCAGCGCCGCACGGATCGCGTCAGCGGCCGTGTTCAGCTCGTCGCGCGGGCGCGTGCCGTCGGCAGGATAAAAATAAATCTCGATGTCGCAGCCGGTCTCGGCGTAGTCGTCCGTGCCCATGCCGTCGGTCTGACCAACGTCAATGCGGTAACTGCGCCGCACCAGAGGCGCCTTAACGTCCTTGCGCTCACGCACAGCAGGCAGATTGGCGGCCTTGAGTGCCGCACTTACCACCGCACCGAGTGCGTCATCTATCTCTTTCCACTGGATCATAGCTTGTTAATCACCTCGTCCAGAGCATCCTCAGCGGCCTGCTGAAACTGCTCGTCAAAGCCTTTTGCGGCTTCCTCGAACACGTTCTTGCCGTCCTGCTTCTTACCGTGAGAGCCGTCACGCGCTTTGGGCGTCCAGCCCTTCTCGACCAGATGGCCGATTGGGTCATTGGAGTACACGCGGATGCGCATTTGCCCCAGCTTGGTGTACACCCTGCCACGTTTGATGCTTTTGTGGTAATGTCCGGCTTCGCGCTCGTACTTTTCACGCTTTACTGCGGTACGGTTGACTGACGCACGCGCCTGCTGAGCTGTCTTGCGGCGCAGCTTGCTGCCCTGATCTCGGAGCAGCTTTTTCTGTGCCTTCTCCAGCTCTTTCGGCTGTGCCAGCAGCTTTTCGGAAAAGTCAAACAGCTCCGAGCAATCAAAACCATCACGAGCCATCGCGTGTCACCTCTCCCTGCCGCAGTGTGCAGTAAATCTCCACCCAGCCGCGGCGGTTATAGATTGGCAGCCAGTACGACACATCGAGCCGCTGACCGCGGATAATAAAGTACATCTCGCGGCACAGCTCCGGCAGGCTGGCGCTCCGGCAGACCACGCGGTGCGTGATCTCGGCATGCTCAGCGTCACCGGTCAGCGTCTCCGTGCGCCCGCTTGTCGGGTTGACGGCCGCCCAGATTGTCCGGGCTTTGGTGTAGCAGTAGTCGGTCTCGCCGTTTGGCTGCTCCACCGGTGCGGCAAGCCATACTTCGGCGCGGTCGCGCAGATCACGAACCTGTGTTGCCATTGCCCGCACCTCCAAACGCGCACACCAGCTTGAGCTGGTTTACCATCTGCCGCACAAGCGGCGGAACCGTAGCCAGGGCTGCGGCTGCATTGTCTGCACACTTACCCTCGTACTGGTTGAGCACCATTGCCTGCACAATGAGGTCATACATCGCCTCGTGGCCGTCACGAGTGATACCGCACTGCGCGAGATAGCTGTCGCTCATCTCCGCAAAGCCGGTCAGCTGCGCATCGTCCTCATCGTAATCGACACGACAGTACTTCTTGATTGCATCCAGTCTCTCGGCGGTAATCATACAACCACCGCCCGGAGTTCTGCCTCAGCAATGGCGATGGCCCGCTTGCGGGCGGTGTTCAAGTTGGACACCGGCGGCTGCGGCTCTGGCTCTTGGCTCTGGCTCTGTGCAGCGATGTACGCCGCACGCAGCTTGTCCATATCGGGGACAGCTCCGCAAGCGTTGTAAATGTTGTTCAGATTGAGCGGCTCGCCCGGCTGCTCCTCGCCGATGATCTCGTCGATCAGACCGGCATCGAGCGCCGCACGGGCACTGAGAAAGGTCTCGCGGTCCATCATGCGGCGCAGTGCGTCATGACTGGTCTTGCCGCCGACCTTGCTCTCGTACGCCGCGATAATGCTCTCGGTGATGCTCTCGAGCATCTGCACGCTCTCACGGTGTACGCCCTGATTGCCCTCGGTGACCGTGCTCGGCAGGTGGATCATCACCTGACCGACCGGCGAGCAGGCCGCCGTGTCCGCACCTGCCATCACGACAGACGCGGCAGAACCGGCAAGGCTCTGCACCTCGGCGCGGGTATGTACACCCTGACGGGACGCATTGCGCAGCAGGCTGTACATCTCAAAACCCGCAAAGACCGAGCCGCCGCCGGAGTTAATCTCCAGCACAAATTCCTCGTCTGCGGGATTTTCAGCAAGCGCCGACCGGATATCCGCCGGACAGGCCGCCGGGATACCCCACCAGCGCAGGATAGGCGCGTCACTGTCGGCCACAATGTGACCGTTTAAGCTGTATCTCATGCCGTGCCTCCTTACAGGGTCTCCAAAACCTCAAAGTTGCCGAACTTGAACGGGATTTCCTCCTCGGTCTTGGACTTCTTCTCGAACTTTGCAAGCGTGAACTCGTCAATCGTGATGTCGCTATACGCAACACGCTCGGCCTTGCTCGTGCCCGGCATGGTCTGGCTGGTGATGATGGTGATGGTCGGCATCTCGCCGGACTTGTACGCCTCAGCCATCAGGCTCAGCACATCACTGTCGATCTTGAGCGTAGTCAGCGTGCCCTCGCCCGAGTAGCCGTTAAAAACGCGATAGGTAGCCGGATCGCCACAGACATTAATTTCTTCAAAATCACCGGCAACCTTGGCCTCCACCGACTGCAGCGTGGTCAACTTTTTGCCATTAAACCACGCATGACCGCCGTTGCCGTGCATAATGCGGTTGGGATTAAATTCAGGCATTCTGTGCCCTCCTCTCTATAAATGGGAAGGGCGGCAGCAGCGCCGCCCTTGGGTCAATCCTTACGCAATGGTCAGAGATACCGCAGCAGCGGCCTCAGTGTCGAACACCTGTGCATCCAGACGGGTAATCGCGCGGACCTCGGTGCTGTTGGTCTTCCATGCGTTGCCGCCGATGTCGGTCGATGCAATCTCAAGCGGCTGACGGCGGAACAGAGTAGCGTACTGCGTAAAATCACCGAAGTAGATCGGCGCCTTGCTGGTCGCAGTCTTGAGAATGCCGTTGCTTACTACGGTAATGCCGCGGCCAAACAGCAGCTTGCCGGTCGAGCCGGTCGGGTCGGGCTGCAGCAGCGGACGCTTGTGGCCGTCCACCAGCTGATCCAGAGCATTAAAGCCGTCCTGATTGGTCACAAAGTGTGCCGTTGCGGAGATCGCCGGGTCGAGGGTGACGTTGAGCGCCTTCTTGAGCGTCTCCACCACGTTGGCTGTGGTTGCCGCAGTTGCAGATTCATCCAGAGCCGCCAGCTTGGTGACAAGCAGGTTGTTCTCGGTGATAATCTGCTTCTTGGCGAGCCAACGGCTGATGTACGCCAGCAGCGCCTCGTCGGTGTCGCGCAGCAGGTCGTTGGAGACCGGCAGGATCAGCGCGTAGTCCTCGACCTTGTACGCAATCTTGCGAAATGCCGGCTTGTCATCCTGCGGAATGTCGTCCATCTCGGCAATCTTAGTGAAGCCCTTGGTCGGCGCAGTATCTACCACACGCGAACCGGACAGGAACGATACATTCTCGACCGCAAACAGGTCGGACAGCGGCACCAGAGAGCGACGCAGCTCGTTAATGCGGGTCTGGATGTCCTGCGGTACCAGCAGGCCGCCGTCTGCCTCGATACCCTCGGTCATGGCACCGGCGTTTTCGGCTGCCATGGCACGGCGCAGAACGTCTGCGTTGGTCTCAAAGGCTGCACGCTGGCCGCGTGCCTGGGCGCGGATGCACTCCGCAAAGGCATGCACGCACTCGCGGCTGTTGACCGGCTCTGCCGCCGGAGGATCGGTGCCGCTGGTCGGTACGCCTTCCGGCTCTGCCGGTACATTCTCCTCGGCTTCCATGATTGCCTTTACGCGGGCAATCTCCGCGTCAACGGCGGTGTTCTCTGCCAGCGCCGCGTCAAATGCGGTCTGATCGCCTGCCGCGTCCGCCTGTCTCATGCGGTCTACAATGCCGCGCTTCTTAGCGAGCAGGTCAAGCAGTTTCTTCTTCATAGGTCTTGCCTCCTTAATTGTTGTTGTAGGTTATCCGGTCACGCCATGGTGATCGGGAAAATCAGGTCGGTCATACTGTTGAGAATCTTAACGTCAGCGGTCAGATACACGGTGCGCTTGAAGGGATTGGCCTTCACCGTGTCATCGTCCCAGCTTTCCGCCTCCGTCTTGCCGGACGCCATCCAGGCCGCTCTCTGTGCGTCTACATCAATGCGTGCAGCGTTGGCGAAATCCGGGTCGAGGATATTCTGCTGCATGAGCTGTCTAAAGTAGCTCATATTGAGCGACGACAGCAGGAGCATCTGATTGTCTCTGGTGTTGCGGTAGTTGCCGAGATAAGTACCACGGAACACGGCGGTGATATCGTCACGCATCATGTCCATGGCTTCCACGGTTTCGATAAATTTCATATCTTCCGTGCGGGTCTTGCCGTCCGTGGTGGTCATGCTGTTGATACCCTGTGCAATACGGACCGTGTTATCCTCGCCGTTGAAGAGGATAAACTTGCCCGTGCCGAGTGCCGCGTCATTATCGTCAACTTCTACGACCTCCGACAGATTGCTGCACTCGTAATTGGTGCAGCCGCGGGTAACGTTGCACACCGCAAAGATCGCCAGCAGACTCGGCAGATAGGTCACACCGTCCTGCGTACCGCGATCATCCGTATAGGTGACGGACTCATTGACATAGTTAACAACGTGCATGTCATCCGGCGCAGTAGCCAGATTGTAGCAGACCGCCTTGTAAGTCTTCTTCCGGGTATTATCCTGGGTCTTAACCCAGGCAGCCAGAGCCGCACCGTCCGCCGCATTCTGCCCTGCAACGGCAATCCATCCGGTTTTGACGGTCTTGCCGATGGCCGCCAACGTATCCGCCAGCGCACCGGACGCATCCGCGCGGAAGATGTGCGCCTGATAGGGTGCAAAGCCCATCATGTCACAGATAGCGGCGTAATTGTCCGCCGTGTACAGGCTTTCGTCGGCCTGCGCGGCGCTCAGATCACTGTACTGCTTGTGGGTAAAGTCCTTGCTGGTTTCGTCGCGCACAATCAGGATCGCAATACCACGCTCACTGCGCTCGGCAAGGTCTCCCGCTCGCTGCTCAAAGTCGATTTCGATTTTAGGCATTGTTACTGCCATTATGGGGTCACTCCTTTCTGTTCCTCGCCGTCCGCTCCGTTGCGGCGGCGGCTCAGGTCCCGCCAGTCCTCCAGCGGGACGTAGTTAAGGCTTGCCAGACGGTCATCGCCGCCGGGTACGTCCGGCAGGTCCTCGAGTGCGCGGATATCGTCCACGCTGTACGCGCCGATCTCGCGCATGGACTTGTACCATGCAGCCCGAGCTGTCCAGTCTCCGCGCAGCTCGCCCATCATGTTGCGGCGCAGCTGCAGGCCGCGGCTGCACTCGCTCTCAAGCAGCAGCTTGTGCGTGTCCTCCTGCTCGTGCTCGCTGACGATTGGGCTGAGCGTGCGCTGGATATACTCAATGGCCGCCTGCGTGTTGGCGGCATAGCTCTCCTTGCCCGCGCCGAGCTTGTAAAACGGGATGTTAAACAGCCGGGCAATGTCCTCGACGCTGGCAGCCTTGCTCTCGATAAACTGCGCGTCACGGTTTGTTGCGGTCAGCGGCGTGTACTTGAGGCCGTTATCCAGTACCGCAATGCGGTAAGCGTTGTCCGCTCCGGAGTGGATGCTTTCCCACTCGGCACGGATTTTGCTCTTGATGTCCACCTTCTCGCCGCCGATGGTGGTCGACCTTGGCGAGAGGTCGGTGTCAGTGGTCAGAATGCCGCTCACCTGACCGCCGTTGCGGTAGTAATTGCTCTCGTACCGCTGCGCCTGCAGGGCCGCCTCAATGGTCTCGGCGCCACGGCGCAGATAGCTGATGCCCTCAAGGCCGTCTGTGCTGAATGCCTTGTAATGCAGCACATCGGTCGGCCAGAACTTGCGGAACTCGTGCGTCTTGGGATTGATGCCGACATACCACAGCTTTGCGTTGGTGTCGAGAATCGGCAGCATATAGCCCGGTGCGATCGGCAGCAGCTCCACCGGCTGTCCCCACTTGTCGCGCAGGATGAGCGCGTAAGCGTTGCCGTACGCAATGCGGCGGCTCTCCATCAGCTTGTGATAGTCAAACGCGGTCAGGGCCTCGGTCGGTCTGCCGGTCAGCAGCCGCACCGCCGGATGGTCGGGCACCCGCTCGCGGGTCTCGCCGTCCATCAGGTAGATCGGCATTTTAGCCACGCTGTCCGAGATGATCTCGATGCAGGCATTGACTGCAGGCAGTTTCATGGCCTGCATTTCTTTGCCGCCGAACAGGGTGCTGCCGCCCGTGCTCCATCCGGTCGGGTCGTCCAGCGTCAGCGTGGTCTGACCACGGATGCGGTGTAAAATCTTATCTGCGATCATTGCTGCACCGCCTTACACGACCATCAAAATCGACAGCAAGATAGCGAGCACACCGCCCGCGATTGCGGCCAGCGGCGGCCAAATCGTGTAGAGTCCAACCATAATAACAACCACGCCGCCCAACAGCAGAGCGTCAGACAGCAGCGCGACTACGATTTTCTTCATCATTCACTTTCCTCCTCTGTCGGTGCGTCATCCTCCGGCGCGTCAACCAGATTATCCAGCAGTGCACACTCGCCTGCCGTCGCAATGCCGAGGTACGCCATCAGCGCCGCACGGCCATAATCGTCGGTGCCGTTGTCGCGCTCCCAATACTCGGTTGCCTCGCGCCAGGTCATAGTGCGGTGCTCCGCGTTCACACCGCTCGCAATCAGGCGGATATCCTCCGCTTTGCTGATGTAGTCGATGCGTTTTTCTTTCTTTGCCATCTCTCTCACCCCTTTCCGAGCAAAAATTAAGAGCCGACGAGACAAATTGCTCGTTGGCTCTGGCTCTCAGGCTCTGGCTCTCTACCGCTTTCCCGCGTCGGCTCTGTTAAATTGGTTTCCGGTGCTCTGACGGACGCGGCGGTGTTCCGCTCCCGCCGTGCCCTGCGCAAAATTATTTTGGAGGTTGTTTCTCGGGCAGCTGCTGCCGCCCGTCACAGCACCGGAGTGCTGTTGTTACTTTTCCGCCTGTTTCTGCCGTGCGCCTGTTCGCTTGCTGCTGCACAGCGCACAGGTCCGGCGGTTGTCTCTCGGCGGCCGCTTGCCGCAGATAACGCACAGACCGGCAGCGTAGCGAGCGTCACGCCGCTCACGCTGTTTCTCGGTGGCTCGCTGGGAGTATTTCTTGCGCTTCTCGTCGGTCAGCTCGTTAAAATACCGCAAGGTGCGCTCCGTGTTTTGAGCCGCACACGCGGCGCAGGTCGTGCGGCCGCTGCGTGCCTTGGCCTTGCGGCAGCGCACGCAGATGCCGTGCGTCTTATACCACTCATACTCCTCGCGGTCATACATCGGCGCACTCTCCGCCGCAGGCCGCATAGCCTGCAAGGTCGATAAAGCTGTCTCGCGTGCCCGAACCACCTGCAATACGCGCGATCTTGAGCAGCGCCATCATCATGGCGACATCGGTTGCGTCGATATACACACTGCTGTCCTCATCCACGCACGCGCGACTGAGGTATGTTTCCCAAAATTCCGCGATCGTCTCAAAATTGTCCTCCGGCGTGCCGTAGTCCTGCTCACGCTCGCCGCAGACACACTGCTCGGCACGGTGCAGCACCTCAGCACGGGTCAGACGCGGCGGCTCACCGCCACCATAGGTGCAGTCGTCCTCTGTCTCCAGCTGCTCCGGTTCTACGAGAATGCCTTCGCTCGTCTCCGGTTCGAGATATTCAGAAAGCATCGTCTGCAGCTTACGCAGAAGTTCCTGCAAGTCGGGACTTTCCGGCGTATGCACCATCATTGCGATGGCAGCATCGCGAATTGCGTTGAATAAATCCACAGACCTCGTTGCTTTGTTGATTGTCATTGTCAAAACCTCCATAATTTGCACCATCCGGTGCTCTGACGGACGGGCGAGGTACAAGAGGACAAACCCTCGCCGCCGCCAAAATAAATAGGTAAGGTGTTTCGGGTGGGTCGCCCGTCACAGCACCGGATTTTACTTTTTGTCTGCGGTGTTCAAGTTGGACACCGCTTTGCGCATTTTCTTATGCGGGCACTCCCGCACCTGGCCTGCCCGTCTCCATGCGCTCTCGCAAAAGCCCTGGACGTTGAGCATCGGGCACATAGCCGGACAGATTGTTCGATCTTGCATTGCTTTCTCCTCCTGCGCTCCGGCGGACGCACCCACTCGTCTGCATTCCGGGTGCACCCGCTTGTATCCTTGCCACTCTGACGTGGGGGACGGCGTAATGGCTGACCACCGTCCGCCGCAGCGCAGGAAGCTGTCCGAGGCTCTGACGGACAGGCGAGGAAATATCACAAAACTCACCTGCCGCCAAAGGTCGAAGCTCGAGCAGGCATTGCACTGCCCGTCACAGCCCCGGACAAACCTCACGCCTTCCGGCGCTCCGCCCGCTCGCGCAGCATTTTGCTGAGCGGGTCCTCGTCGGCCTCTTCCTTGGGCGGCTCCGGCATCACGAGGCGGCAGCGTGCCGACACGCTCAGGCCAAGCGCCGCCGCACAGCTCTGGCACTGACCAAAGTAAACGTTCGCCGTCTTGGTCCAGCTGCCCGCCTCCTTGGCGTCGCCCTGCATGATCGCACGGTTCGCCCAGTTCTGGGCGTTCTGCCAGGCGGCGCGAGCGATAAAATACCGCGCCAGCATGTCATAGTCAAGGTCGGAAAAGATATGCAGGGCAACCAGCTTTTTCGCGGTCAGCCGATATTCCGCCTCCATCACCTGCGGCAGATACTTGGGGACCGTGATGCGTTTCGGCTCCTTCGCCCGCACCTCGCTCTTGGCTTTTGCCTCGATCTCGGCGTTTGTACGGTGCCCTGCCATGCGCTTTCGCGCCTGCTTGATGTCCACCGTGCCGTCCGCCTCCCGCGGGATTGGCTTGCTGGCTGGCATATCTCGTCACCTCACTCTCTCAAATTCCGAAGCCGCTCGGCCTTGCGGCCGGTCAGCGTCTCCCATCGGCGTAAAATTACATCGCAGTACCGCGGCGACAGCTCTACCGCCACGCACTTACGGTTTGCCTGCTCACAGGCCAGCAGCGTTGTACCGCTGCCGCAGAACGGGTCATACACCGTGTCACCAACATCCGTGCTGTTGCGGATCAGGTAGTCAAACAGCGGAATCGGTTTCATGGTCGGGTGGTCGCGGTTCGCCTTGGGTCGAGGACAGTCGATCACGGTCGTTTGGCTGCGGTCGCTGCACCACTTGTGCGCGGCGCCCGGCTTCCAGCCGTACAGACACGGCTCGTGTTTCCACTGGTAGTCCTGGCGGCCCATCACAAAGCAGTCCTTGTTCCAGATCAACTGCTCGCGTACCGGCCATCCAAGCTGTTCCACCGCCTGAGCGAACACATCCCACGTTTTGCTCGCACACCAGATGTAATACGCTGCGCCCTCTCGCAGCCACTCGCTGACAGCATCAAACGAGCCGGTCAGCAGTTTCAGCAGCGCGTCACGGTCAACGCCATCATTCTCGATGGTCATTGCATCGCCGGTCTTGCCGACGTAATCGACGCCATACGGCGGGTCAGTAAGCAATAAATCAACTTTTTGTGTTACCCCCCCCCCGAAAATTTTGTCTAAATACGGTTTTTCGGTACAATTTCCACACAAAAGAACGTGGTCTCCGAGTTTCCACACATCGCCGTCCTGGACGCGGCTGGGTGTATCGGCATCCGGTTCGCCGCTGTCGCCGTCATCTTCGGCGGCAGGTGGTTCTTCGTTCGGGTCTTCCATTTCCAAATCAGCTGCCGAGAATCCGGTGATTGTCAGGTCCATGCCCGCGGCCTGAATCTCGCCCAGCTCCAGCGCTAGCATCTCGGTGTCCCAGCCGGACTGCTCCGCAAGCCGGTTGTCCGCCAGAATATACGCGCGGCGCTGTGCGTCCGTCAGGTGCTCGACCAGCACGCAAGGCACCTCGGTCATGCCCTCGGCCTTGGCCGCCAGCACGCGCCCGTGTCCGGCGATGATATTCCGGTCGCTGTCGATGATTACCGGATTGACAAAGCCAAACTCTCGCAGGCTCGCTCTGATCTGCGCGATCTGGCTCTCGCTGTGTGTCCTCGCATTTCGCGCATAGGGCACCAGCTCCCCGATCGGCACGCGCACCATCTGTTCCGGCATGAACCACGCCGCTTTTACCTCGCCCGGCCCTGCTGGACCGACGCTTTTCTTGTTTGCCATTCCAAAACCTCCAAAATTCCCGCTCCATTGGGAAAAAATCTCGCACGAATGGGGGGCTGCGGTCAAGAGCGCCCCGCCGCAAAACTTTCCGAGGGTAGGGGGATTCCGAGAAATCTTGAGATTTCTCGCCAAGTTCGCGCACACCCACCTGCCTGCGCCCGTCCAAGCCTTCTGCCTTTCAGCGCCGTTTCGTCTTGCCTTTAGCCCTGCTTTCCGCCATGGTCTTTGCGCTGTGGCAGCTGTGACACAGGCTTTGCAGGTTGCTTGGGTCGGTAAAGCGCTCCCAGTCTCCGTTGTGCGGCTCGATGTGGTCAACGTCTGTCGCTCGGACTCGGCGGCCTTGCCGTGCGCACTCGCGGCACCACGGCTCACACAGCAGCTGTGCCGGCCGCAGGTTGTCCGTCCAGATCGGCAGGCTGTACCAACCACGCCACCGGCGGCTCTCTGTGCTGCGCCGTGCGCTGTCCTTGGGTCTGTGCTTGTCACAGTACCCGCACCGCACCAGCTCCCGGCAGCCGGGATGCAGGCACGGCCTCAGCGGCTTACTTGTCATACTCGAGCATGTCGTGCAGGGCGGACTCGGTAGACGTGATGATGCTCTTGAGCCGACAGATGCGCACCGTCAGCTTGTAGCGCTTCTCAAAGCTCGGTTCAAGCTCACGCTCCCGCAGCAGATCAAGCCGCCGCTGACGCAGCCGGTCGAGGTTGCGCTTGTACTCAGGAATCATCTCGCGCACCGTTTGCACGACACTCACCGCCTTTCCGGCAAAAAATAAAAGCCGAACAAACCACACCCATCTCTGGTGCAGTTTATTCGGCTCTGGCTCTCAGGCTCTGGCTCTTCCCGTCATACGTGATGACAGTCTCAGTTCTGCAGAATTTGCAGAACAGCGGAAAATTCCGCAACACCGTGCGTCCCTTGATTGCGACCACGTTGGTCGGCCGCTTGCATCGCGGGCACACAAGTTTTATTCTTTTGTCTTGATTATACACCTTTCGGCCTCCTATGTCTACCCGTTCGCTTTCGTTTCTCCATCCTCGTGTCATATGTTATAGAGCATTCCAAGCCAGCAACAACGCGCGTGCGTGTGCGCGTTGCGTGTGTATTATAATAGGTATTTTTCGGCATTAAATATTTCACAAACCGGCAGGATGCAATCTCATTTCTGCCGCCGCCCTCATCGAGCACCTGTGCTCCGGGCGGTGCATCAACGGTCGTGCCATCGTCTACCCACTCGTAAGTCGTGACCGGCCTATCAAGGTTTCGGCTCGGCACAAACTGCTTTTTGCCGTTGAGGCTGGCTTCTCGGCGCTCTTTGGTGAGATAGCCAGCCCAACCGTCGTATCCGCGCTCGCGGATGTAGTTGAGCTGGATGTCATCTCCCCAAATCCATAGTGACCGCATCAGCTCCAAGTCACCGCCTGCGGCGTTGATGATAATGTGCGCGTGCGGCCGGTGGTCTCCGTGCCTGCCCTCGAGCACATAAATGTATTTCAGATCTGGCAGACCTCGCGCCTTGCGGTAGGCCCGCATCTGCGCAAACACTTTGCCGAGGTGCTTGCGTGTCACGTCGGCGCTTTCCGGCAGATCTGCATCTCGATAGGTGACGGTCAGCACCAGATCGGTATCGTCAAAGTTGGTCGCCATCAGCATTTCCAGTTTACGCTGCGCCGTGTTGGCGTTGGTGCGTTGGATCTGTTCCTCCGTCACCTCGCGGATGCGCTTGCGTTCCTGCTTGCTGGCGTTGGGTCGCGGCACTGTGTAGGTGATGTCCCACACCAGCCGTCCGGCTCGGATTGTCTTTCTCCTCTTCATTCAGCCCTCCCGGTGTCCAAATTGAACACCACAGCGGACGAGGCTGTCCCCGTCCGCGTGTAGTTTTATAGAATATCCGCGATTTTACGATTTGTCAATCGTTATTTTCTCTGCATTCTCCTCAGCCTTTGGGATATGCGTCTTTTCTGCTCTTTTCGCGGATTCGTTCAAAAGCAGCTTCGACCAGATTATGCCAGAACTTACAGTGCGCCGAAAATTCAAAGATTGCTTTGCTGCCGATAAACAATAGACACCAGAGCAAGCCAAACGTAATAATAAGTCCGCCTAAAATCACGGCAGCGCAAACATAATATGTTGAGATTTGGCGAGCCATATTAAGTATCATTTCTTCCATTGTCCACACCCCCGTCCATGCGTGCGCACACGATGGACAATAATTTCCATTACATACATAAAACGCTATCGCAAACGCCTCATGATTACATTCGGAGCACTTCACAACCTCAAGGCCCGAATACTCTTCGCATCCACTGTGCAGCCACCGCCCATGCACCACCGGCACAACATCGGCGGCAGGCGGCGAGGCAACAATCTCCATTGCTATGGCACCGTCGGAACCGTCCACCCATTTCGCCGCCATCACCGCTCTTATGGCAGTATCCCGCTTAATGTATTCAGCCATTGTTTTCCTCCTTCGGTAACTCTGGCATCGGCATCCAGTGGGTGACGGTACAGGGCAGAGCCATGCATAACCACTTTTTAGCCTCCGCGTGATAACATCCGATGTCCACGCCAAAATCTGGGCTGTAAATCATGTAGTTCACCATCCCCGCATCATCAAGCCACTTCTCCGGCAGGCGTTCGGTTATCGGAATCCATTGTGCTGCCGGTACAACGTCAGCGGCAGGAAGTTTTCCAATAGCGATTTCGGTTTCACGCAGTTTGCGATACATCGCGTGCTCAAAACCTTCGAACGGCTTAAACTGCTGGCATTCGTTCTCTAACGCGGTCAGCAGATTAACTACTTTGTGCTTTTCGATGTATTCAGCCATTATTCCGGGAACACCTCCGTCCACGAGCTGACGAGGATATTTGCCTCGCACTCCTCATCGTCCAAATCCGGGAAATACCACTTTCCACCCTTGTAGATATACTCTCCATACCGTCCGGCACAGCCGCACAGATTACACAGCACCCGAGCGCCCTCCGGTGGCCGCTCCTCGGTGTACTTGTGCCATACGCTGCTCGGCTCTTGCCCGGCAATCATCTCAAATGGGTCAATTTCAAGCGCCTGCGCCACCTCGAAAAGGTCGCTGAGGTCGGGCGCATGATAGGCAAGCGGATCTGTTGACCACAGCCAACTCATATACCACTGGTGGCGAGCTTCGGGCAGATCGTCCACGTTGCGGATATCTTTGCACGCCAGCGCAAAGCGGATATTGCGCCGCGCTGCCGCGAGAGGTGAGGCGTTAAACTCCGCAAGCTCCTGCTTGTGCTTCTCCTCGCGTTCGGCTTTGCTCTGCTCCCGCTCAATGCGCTGCTTAACCTTGCCGCACACGCGGTCACAGTTGGCGGCAAGCGAGCACTCATGGCAGCAGCCCTCGCAGTGCCCGTCTTTGACCCATGCGGCACGCTTGTCCGCTCCGGTGCAAGGCTCTATGCAGGGCGATGCCTCCGGGCAGGTCAGCGGTGTAAAGTCAAATTCCGCCGCCTTGCGATGCGCTTTAATTTTCTTGGCGTCTAAATTCCAATAGCGGTTCTTGTACGCGCGATGCAGCTCCCTTTGCAGATCTGCATCGCACTGGCTCAGCTCGTAGGCGGCGCTGTCGTTGATGCGATGGCACTTAAAATCGCCCCTCCACGCCTTCGTCAAGCCGTTGTCGATGGCCTTCGCCCGGGCAATCTGCGCCTCTGAGGTTTTGAGCACCTCGGCAACATAACTGCGCAGCTTGCCCGGCAGCTCGACCACGCCGCGGGCCTGCAGGTCCTTGAGCGCGGCCTCAATCTCCTTTGCCGCCTGACCGGTGTACTCAGCGGTCAAGCCACCGCCGCCGCGTGCCATGGTGTTGGTCCAGTGCAGGATCAGCACCTGCAGGGATGGGTCAAGGTCAGCGTCAAGCACAATACAGGGTGCGGTCTTGCGGTCGAGCAGCGCCAGCGCGTTCCTCCGGCGGTGTCCTGCAAGGAGTAAGTACCCGCCCTCGGTCTTGCGGCGCACCACAAGCGGCTGCTGCAAGCCGATAACCTTGATGGACTCCGCCAACTCGTCAATGTCGTTCTGCGCGTAGCTGTTGTTCTCGTTCTCCTCGATTTCAGCGAGTGGAATCTGCTCCACCCGCATTTCTCCGGTGTTCGATTTGGACACCGCCTCGCCCATCAGGGCGGCAAGGTCAAATTTCTTAGCCATTTACTGCACCTCCATGAGTTCTTCCACCCATGCCCGGTAATCTCGGGCAGCCGCCGAGGTCGGCGACCAGCGCGTTACCGGCTGTGCGGCGTAGGTGCTCTCTGTCACCTTGTCCGTGCGGCGGATTTTCTGGGTGAACAGCGGAATCGGGCTGTGCTCACGCAGCCACTCCTCACTCTGGCGCGTTGCGTCTGCATTGTGCCAGATCGTCAGCAGACCATACACGGCACGGCAGGCAAGACCAGTGCTTCGCACGCTGGCGATTTGGTCGGCGAGCAGCCGCATACCGGACATCTCAAACGCGCCCGGCTTGATCGGCACGAAGACCATATCACTGGCAGCAATCGCCGAGATGCACGGCAGGCTGAACGACGGCGGACAATCGAAGATCATCACATCGTACGCATCATCCTCGACCAGTGCGTCCCGCAGGTCGGCGTACACGCGGACCGCCTGCTTGCGGTCAATGTCGGCGTCCAGATCAACCGAAGCGAGCTGCATATCCGCCGGAATGATGTCCAGATCACGGTAAATGGTGTGCTGAATCACGTCCTCGTAGTAGGCCGAGCCGCCGTCGAACAGGTCGGCCGTGCTGCAGGCGTCAGGTACAACGCCGATGTACTGCGAGGCGTCACCCTGCGGGTCGCTGTCCACCAGCAGCACGCGCTTGCCATAGTCGGCCGCCAGAATACCGGCGAGGTTTACTGCGGTGACGGTCTTGCCGACGCCGCCCTTTAAGTTTACAACAGAGATCGTTTTCAAGATGTTTTGCTCCTTTTCTTGTTTCAGTGGTTTTTCTTTGTGCGCGGACCGTATTTCCGCATCGTAACACCATGCTTTTCGAGCACCGCTCGCACCGTTTTGCTTGAGCGGTGCATACTTGCCGCCACAATCGCAAGCGGCATTGTCTCGTACATTTCGCAGATTTCCTTTTCTTCCTTGTCCGTCAACGGTATGCGCGGACCGCCGGCCGGTCTGCCACCGTTCGGCAGTGCAGGCTGGACTTCTTTGCGTGCCACGCCGCGTGCGTCGCGTTCTTGGGTGTATACAGTTTCCCGGTAGCTATACGGCACGCCGAATACGCCGGTGCCGGATACCTCAACCGTTTCGTAGATGCCCTGTGGATGCCGCCATATTACTCGACGCTGCTCATTGCTCTGCATTGCGGTGCTCCTCTCTCCGGCGCTGATGCTTGATATACCCGAGCACCGCGCCAATGGCCTCAGCCCTCTCGCGGTACTCCCGCCGCATTTCCGGCGGACAAACCTTGCTTTGCGCGTACAGTCTGCGGCGCTCAAACCGCAGGCGCGGGATTGCTTTGCTTAATCTCATGCTGTTGCATCATCCTCCATCATGCGTAATTTGGACTGGTAAAAGCCCTGCCACTGGGCGAGGAACCGCTGCTGCGAACCGCAAAACCAGAACGGGATAGACCCTCGGCGGCCGCCCTTGTTTTTGACGATCTCGATCACGCGCAGGCGACCCGCTTCCAGATCCGCGGCTTCCTCGTCGCTCTCTACGTCCTTTTCGTTCGGATAGTCGAGCAGCATTACCACATCGGCGTCCTGCTCGATTTGGCCGGAGCCGCGCAGGGCCGCCATGCCTTCGCCGCCTCGGCTGAGCTGGCTGAGCGCGATCACGCACACGCCGCTTTTTGCAAGCCGCTGCAATGCGGTCGTAACCTCGGTGATGGTCTCGTACTCCTTGCCGATGTGTTTCGGATCACTCGACCGGACAAGCTGCAGATAGTCCACTACGATGATGTCCGACTTGTTTCGGCAGGTCACGGCGCGAATCTCATCGACCGTGATGCCGGTTGCCTCGTAAAAGTGGAAATTCCGGTCGGCCAGTTTGCGCTTAGCCTCGACCAGTGTGACTGTTTCGGCCTCATCCAGATTGCCGGACTGGATGTGTGCCAGGTCAACACCGGCCTGCGCCGCCATGATGCGGTCCTCGACCGTCTCGCTGTCGGTTTCGAGTGAGAAAAACGTGACGTTGTGCTTCTCGGCCATATGTAACGCCACCTGCAAGGCAAATGCGGTCTTGCCTGCACTCGGTCGAGCACCAACCACGACATAGTGCTTGGGGTTGACCTTGACGTAGCGGTTCAGCTCGTCAAATCCCCAATCGAGGTACTGCCGCTCAGTGCCCATGCGGCCGTAAAAGTCGGTCAGCAGATCGGTCATTGTGCTGCTGCGCTGGTCGTTGTCGTCCGCGACCACGTTGTTCATGCACTCGATCTTGCCGATGAGTTCTTCCATCGGCATCCCGGCAAAGTTGCCGTCCAGCGCCTCGCGGAACAGCTTTTGCAGCCGATACCGGCGGGACAGCTCGAGCAGCTTGTCCACATACGCGCCGCAGTACCGTGCCGACGGCGTGATCTGCTCCAGCTCCTTGAGCCATGTTGCAAACTCAGAGCCACAGGCCGCCTTGACGGTCAGCGGGTCGATCACATCGCCGCGGCCGTACATCGCCCGGCAGGTCTCAAAAATCCGCCGCGAGATGCCGGTGACGAAATCCTCGGGCCGCACCCGCGTAAACACCAGCGAGGCATTTACCTCGGCGTCCGCGATCAGTGTGCCGAGCACGCTGTTTTCGGCCTCGTTGTACAGGTCCATCATTTCAGCCATTTGCGTCCGCCTCCCTTCTCGGGCGGCTTGGCTGCCGCCGGATTATCGTACTTGCCCTCAAGCACCTTGACCAGATTGCTCTCGTTCAGCAGCCAGTCAAAATCGGCTTTCCAGTGGCGGTCGTTCTGGCCGGTACAGAAGCTGCTGCTCTGGGCCTTGCGAAACACCTCGTCGAGCTGCTCAGGCGTGTAGCCCTTGTCGTGGATCAGGCGCACCGCTCGGCGGCGCTTGTCCGTCAGCCGGACGACCTTCGGCAGACTGGTGCAGATGGCGTTGTACCGGTCTGCAAGCTGCTGCGGCTTATTGCTTATTTCGGTCTTATTTGCCTTATCTTCCTCTTCTCTTATATGTGTCTTTAACTGTTCATTAATCATTTCACCGTTTGGTGACAGGTTGTCACCGTTCCGTGACAGGTTGGTGTCACCGTTTGGTGACAGGTCACCACCAAACGGTGAAATGGGTAATTTGCTCTCGTCGAGGGCATAAAACAGGGTGCGGTCATGGCTGTCCCTGGCGTAGTTCGCGGTCAGCAGAACACCCTTGTCCTTGAGGTTTTTGACAATGCGCTCAATCTGCCGCCGCGACCAGAACGGGAACAGTTTTTCCATGGCGCGCAGGCTGTTGTACGTCCAGTAACGGCCTTCGTGATAGTGCCGGTCGTTGGCGGCATTCTTCTCGATCCAGAACTGCAGGCGCGAGATAAAAACCGCACCGTCCACGCCGTACATCTCAGCCACAGCACCGTCAAAATGGAAATTCATGTGTCAACCTTCCCCTCCTTTCGCCTCTCGCTCAGCATAATGCTTGCCTTGTACATGTCGATGTTCTGGCGCAGATGATGATACAGACCGACCATCACCAGAAATTCAGCCAGTTCTCCTGGTCGGCTGCTCTTCTTCTCTGCCAGCTCCGCGATTTCTGTCCACAGCTCGTCAGGGATTGGCAGCCGCACGTTTACCTCATGCATCGCGCACACCTCCCAACACCAGCGCCAGACCGACCACACCGGCCAGCACCGTACCCCACAACGGCAGCGTGCCGTTGTCCGTCAGTCCGGCCGTGAGCAGCAGCAGCGTAAAGCCGATGCCGACCATGCGCGGGCGCACGCCCTGACAGCCGCCATCGAGCACCTCAAAATCCGGTACTTGACGCTTAACTGCTGCCGTGGTATAATAATCATAAAATGTTTTCGCATTTGCGCTTGCTACGGTTGCCGCCGTGCAGGCGCTTTTTCTTTGTCTGGATTTCACTTTTCTGCTCCTTTCGATGCGTATGTCAGCTCCAATGCCGCAGACACGATCTCGCCCAGTTCGGACGTAATGCAGTCGAACGCCGGGCGTTCTTCCTCTGCGATAACGCCATCCTCGCAGATTTGCAGCAGCTGATCGAACTGACCATTGCGTGCAAAACCACCGATCAGCCGCACGATCCGCATTGCCGCGTGCTCCAGCGATTTTACGTTGACCTCCGGCATCACACCTGCCAAATCACCCGACTGGATATGCTGATAGCATAAGTACGGGAAATCGTACAGCTGTGCCATGCGGAGCACCGTGCTGTCCGGCGGTCGGCGGCGATCTTGCTCGTAGGCCCCGAGGCTCTCAACCGACAGATCCAGTCGCTCGGCGGCAACTTCCTGTGTCAAACCTTTCAGCTCGCGTGCAGATTGATAGATATTTCTGTTCTCTCGCACACTGGTTTCCTCCTTTGCTGTGCGTTACAATAGTTACACAATATAACCGATACGCTGTTGCCGCAGCGCTTCTGTGTCGGCCTGCTCCTTTGCTTTTTCAAAACGCAGGACTTCATCCTGGCGGACCTTCCATCCTGCAATTTTTACTGCTGACAGCTGACCGCTCCGGAGCAAGGTGCGAACGTATGACGGCGAGCACATCCAGCGCTCGGCAAGCTGATCGACCGTCATATACTTGTTCGATGCCATTTAGACTACCTCCTTCTCCCCTTTATACAGATCGTCCAGCGTGCAGCCGAGATAGATTGCGATGTCCGGCATTAACCGGCACGGCGGATATGTACCGTCGGCTTCCCAGCTGACAATCGTGGACTGGCTGACATGGAAATACGCGGCCATGTCCACCTGACGCACGCCCTTTGCCAGACGCAGTTCTTTGATTCTTCGCATTGTGTCACCTCCTCTGGTGTGGCTCCCTTCCCTGTGGTAAAATAACAGGGAAAGGAAGTGGTTGCATGTTGAGCACAGATTCAAGAAAAATTCTGAAATTCCTCAAAAAACATCGTCCCAACGAATACTCAAAGCCCGAGATCATAGATTCCGTCCATATAGAGCACGCAGATAAAATAATCGAGCAACTGCGGATAGATGATTATCTGCAACTCTATATGGACACTCGTGATGACAAGGTTGTTGCTGTTTATACGATCTCAGACATCGGCATGGCTGCATTGGAAGAACGGCGTGAGCTTATCTTCGATCGGCTCATTACCCGCACGCTCTCGATCGCAGCCATCATCATCTCCATACTTGCATTGCTATCACAATTAGGGATACTACGATTGCCGCAATACTGATCGCTCTGGAGAACCAGTCAGGCTTGTAGCTCATCCTCCCCTCACCTCCTAACATTATTTTTCGCGATTGCGTATCGAATTTTGTAATATTATAATATATCGCATTTTTTAATATGTCAAGAGAAAATACAAAAGTTGCGATATTTATTTTTCTAATATTACATATCGTGATATAATAAGGCGAAAGAGGTGACGCCCGTGAACCGAATAAAACAGCTTCGCACCGAAAAAGGAATGAGGCAAACCGAATTAGCTAAAATCCTAAAAATCGGTCAAGCCACCATGTCAAATTGGGAAACCGGCAGATCCGAACCCGATTATGATGCACTTATTGAAATGTCTGAAATTTTCGGAACGTCCATTGACTACATCCTCGGAAATTCAGACATAAAAAAAGCGCCCTCACTTGAGGACGCAGGTCTTTCCGCCGAAGAGGCGGAACTGCTTAAACTTTTTCGTTCGGCACCGGAAGCGCTGCAGGACGCTGCACTTCGGGTGCTGGAGGCAAACCAGCGCAAAGAATAGTCTTTATTTCGTCCAGCGTGGTCTGCGGATCTACCAGCCCACGCACAAGACGGATAAACTGTTGTTCTTTCGCTGTCATAACTCGCCCTCCCAAAAATCGAACATTTGTTTGTATTTCCAATAATACACCGTAGGTTGGTTTTTGGCAAGAGGGAAAATCTATATCTTGTAAAAATAATAAATACATGGTGTCCAAATTGAACACCGAAGGGGTTAAAGAGCATGAATAAGAAATTACTGTCCATCAGCGCAGCAGCTCTCATCGCATTATCTCTCTCCGCATGCGGCAGCAGCACGTCTGCTGCATCCACTCCCTCGCAAGATGCCACTGCAGCTCAGTCCGATACCACCACTGCACCTGCGGCATCTACTCCTGCCGAAACCACACCGGCAGCCGACAGCTCTGCAACGCTGGGCGAAAAGAACGCACTCAAATCCGCACAGAATTATATCTCTATGAGTGGCTTCTCGCATGACGGTCTCGTTCAGCAGCTTGAATTTGATGGCTACTCTACCGAAGAAGCTACCTTTGCAGCCGATAATTGCGGCGCAGACTGGAATCAGATGGCTCTGGCGTCCGCCCAAAATTATACCGATATGTCTGGCTTCTCGCGTGACGGACTTATAAAGCAGCTTCAGTTTGATAAGTACACGGACGAGCAGGCAGCTTACGGTGCAGACAACTGCGGTGCCGACTGGAACGAGATGGCTGCACGTTCTGCGCAGTCCTATATGGATATGTCGTCGTTCTCCCGTCAGGGCCTGATCGACCAGCTGACATTTGATGGATACACCGCTGAGCAGGCCGCGTATGGCGCTAAGGCTGTTGGGTATTAAGGAGTCACTATGTTTTCCACCATTATTTTTGCTATCAAGTTAATTGCTATTGGTATTGTTGTTTTGATTGCGTACAGTATTTATCACGCAATCAAGGAACAGCGAGCTTTTGACGCAATACAGATACCTGAGTTCCTGCCTGTCGGCAAAGATGGCACGAAACTGATGAGAACCGAAGAATTTACCCTTTCCGGCGTCAACCATGTCCATGACGGCTGCGATCCTCAGAAAATCCTCAATCCGATGATGAAAGGCCAATGGCTGACTCTGCAAGCTGATCCGAACAATCAGTATGATTCACAGGCTATCAAAGTCCTGTACAACGGTCAATACATTGGCTGGCTTCCCCTCAATGGAGGCAATGTAAAAAGTATGATATTCGAGCGTCTTGTCCATGGCCTTGATGTGCCGGCACGCTTCGAGCATACAACGTCCATTCAAATCGGTGGCTGGGATTTGGATGAGAACGATCCTAAGCTATCTGATTATGAATTTACTTCGGCGGTCATTACCTGCGGCGTCTATGAGATTCCCGGCGGCCGATACAAAAAATAAACAACAGCAGACCTCTCCCCTTGGGGTCTGCTATATTTGATCAGTTTATATTCTATATATATCATATCGAATCTATATATTGTGTGTGTGTTATTATCCATCAATATATTGTACTTGCAACCATGTCTTTTATGGAATAAAATATAGTTAGGGAGGATATGCTTTGAATAAGGATCAACTGCTTCGTATGCTGGATGCATTCCTGTCCCAATCAGGACTGTACCACCATGAAGCATTGCCGGGCGACTTGCTTTCTCTGCTGCGTAAAAGCGGCATTGAAGCCGAGTTCTTGAAAGAATTTGTCAAGATGCAATCCCAATACGATGTCCTTGGCCGTGCGCAGGCTGAACAGCTTCGCCAATACGAACGCATTGACGACCGTCTATACAGCTTACATATCGACAAAGGCAGGAAATTCAATATCCGTATTCTTTATGCGTATCACTCTGTTACCGGCCAGCGTATTCTGCTTCATGCGTTCTGGGAACACCGTTCCCGTGATTACGAAAGTGCAATCGCAGTTGCTTATGCGCGGCTCAATGATCTGGAGGAGGACACACTATGAAATACACCAACGATTGGAGCGACCTTCTCGCCACGCTCACAGAAGATATTCCGGCCGAAGAACTGGAGGCTGATATTCTGCTTGCGGACATTGCAGGCAAGATTTCCGCCGAACGGATCAAGCGCGGTTTATCCCAACAGGCTTTCGCTGAATTACTCGGTGTAACGCAGAGTCAGGTTTCCAAAATCGAAAACGGCGATAACAACTTTACGATCCGTCGTCTGGTTGCCATCGCCCATAAGCTCGCTATGCCGTTGAAAATCCTGTTCGGCGAAAAGCCTGTCCTGAACCAGAAGCCAGTTTCCGTTTCCGTCACCAGTGAGCAATCCTCGTATGGATGCGCTCGCTCTAACAACGTGATCGCATTTCCCGGCTCTTATTGCAGTGAAATGTGATTTTCCACAGAAAGGGTCTTAATGATGAACACCTATGTTAATCGCTTTTCCTTTGCGCTCAATGATCGTAAAGACGAAGTTACCATCGTATTCGCACAGGATGCACCTCAGTTTGCATCCAATGGCGCCATCGAGAAAGTAGACTACGAACCGGTCGCCAACCTTGTTATGAGCCAGCACATGGCATCCGAGTTGGCAAAGAAGTTGTTGGAGGCATTGAACGGTGACGATACCGCTCTTATCGAAACGCCTGTACAGTAAAATAACAGCAGACCTCTCCCCTTGGGGTCTGCTATATTTTCAACCGCGTAATCGAACAAATGTTCCATTTTGGAGGTTTTTATGGCTAACAAGTACAAATACTCACGCACCATTGTCATCGGCCACAAGAACGATGGCACACCGATCCGCAAGTACATCCAGGACAACAACAAGGCAAGATTTGAGGCCAAGGTACGCGCCGTGCAAATGCTGGTCGCACGCGGCGGCACGCCCGGCAAGGTTACTGTCGAGCAGTGGGCGTGGCAGTGGTATCACACCTACAAGGAGCCGCACGTTGGCGAGAGCCAGCGCAACAATTACGAGGAGCACCTGAGGCTGCGCATCTGTCCGGCGATTGGTTTTCTGGCACTGGACAGTGTGAAGCCGTTCCAGCTGCAAGAAATGATGAACAACGCAAGGACCAGTAAAGGCAAGCCGCTCGGCGCAAGTACCGCCGCTAAACTGCATTACATCACGCACGCGATCTTTGAGCAGGCGGAGATCAACGGCCTGATTGCCTCCTCTCCGTTCCGCCGTATCGAAACTGTGGGCGAGGACGAGCAAAGCCGCCGTGCACTGACCCGCGCCGAGGAGCAGATCGTGCGCGAAGTCGCAAAGCGTCACTATGCCGGGCCGTGGGTGCTGCTCATGCTTGACTGCGGTCTGCGCCGCGGCGAAACCGTGCCGATCGGTGCCCGCGATGTCAAGGACGGCCTGCTGTGTATCTCGCAGTCGGTCGAATATAAAACAAAATCGAACCAGCCGACTTTGAAGTCTACGAAAACCGCAGCCGGAGCACGCTATGTTCCCATCCCTGACGAACTTCAAAAACAGCTGGACATGAAATCGCGGTATTTCTTTCATGTCGAAAACGGCCGCATGCTGTCCATGACAAAAATGCGCCGTATGTGGCACAGCTTCCAGCGGGCCTGCGACATCGCGGCCGGTGCCGAGCTGTACCGCAACGCCGTTGTCAAGCACGCCTTTGATCCGGCCATCACGCCGCACTACCTCCGGCACACTTACTGCACCAACCTGCGCCGTCAGGGCGTGGATCTGAAAACCGCTCAGTACCTCATGGGCCACGCAGACATCAGCACCACCGCCAATATTTACAGCCACGTCACCGAGGAAGATGTGCGGGAATTGCAGGTTTGA